CTCGGCAACGTAAACAACGTCAGGGGTCAGCCAGTCGAACTCTGATTGGTGAACCGTCTTAGGCCAGCTTGCCGGGTCATCACCATAGGTCTCAATGTATGATTCATACGTCATCGCGCTGATCACGAAACATTCAGTGGCGTCAGCCTTGTCTTGGCGCTTGGCGTTCAGGTCAAAGAATACGCTAGTGTCGGCATCGTAGATCGGCTCCATGCGGATCCGCTGCCGGTCGTCTTCGTCGTTCTCCTCGTCCTCGTAACAGGCTCTCAGTCTCCACGCACCAAAGCCACCACCGACCGCCTCCTCGAAAGCATTGTCGTAAGCCTCGTTCGCAGTTGAGTCCTTCTCGTCCGCCCGGTAGAGGCCATCACAGACCTCAGCCAACTTGTCGTTGGGCTGACCGTCTTTCGATGTGAAGTCAACGGTGACCCGGTTGTTGCGGTACTCGTTGATGATCCGAATGACCGATAGCGCAATCTTGTTAACCTCAAGCTTTGGCTTGTTCTCAAACTGGCTGCTCAGTGGGCCTTCCCACTGGGCACCGTTGATTGAATAAAACCGGCGGTCCTGCAAGCACTGCAAACGCTCGTCACGCAGCGCAGACTGGATGGTGTTAAAAGATTTGAGTGCGTCAGCGTGTACGTTGGATAGCCGCTGATCGGTTGTCATTCGAGCCATGATAAGTCCTCGGTTGTCAAGACCATTATCTACCAGCGATTAGCCGTTGGCAATGGCACAAAATCTTGGGCTGGCGTGACCGGATTGGCTCGCCTAATGCCCTCGCAAGCGTATCTTAGCGCATCGATCACATGATTCTTCTTGTCCTCAAGAATCGGCAGCACCTGATTGGTTGATGGGTCGGTCTTGTAGCTGTACAGCATCAGCTCGTCGATGGTGTGCGTACATCGCGGGTGAACAACGATGTCGTAACTCTTCAGCCACTCAATGCCCTCTTCGACGCTCTTCGGACCCTTGATCGCGCTCATGATCTTAGGAAACCCATTCTTCCGCATGTGGCTAATCGTTTCAGGTCTTGCCGAATCAGCCACGATGGGCCACTTCTCGGATTCAGGGACGGTCATGAACAGGTCAGGCGTGTCAGTGATCTCACACCCCACCATGTACGCCTCATGGTCAACGTAGAGCTTCCTGCCAGCGATATGGCACCGAACCAATACCGTTGGGTCAACTGAGAAACCCCAGTCTGCACCAAGCCTGTGGATCGCCTCATCTGGTGCATCAAACTCCTCAATGCACCAATTCCTGAACACCCGGCTCTGGCTGTTTTGCAGATACGCACCCTTCCAAACGTGCTGAAATTTGTCAGGATCGCGGCGCTTGTCGTACTCCATCTCATCGGAAAGTACGTCAGGAAACCAAGGATTCTGCTGGTAGTTCACCTCGATCACGGTGGACTGAGGCGGTGGATTGTCACCACGAAGCAGCCAGTTGACCGGGTCCGTCTCGTTTCTGGGGTTCCAAGTGAACCAGAGTTCGCTGCCGGGCTTTCGTATCGTCGGCCTCAGCAGATCTAGGGACTGCTGGCTGAGGCTTTGCGCTTCTTCGACCCAAGCACGATCGTAGCCCTCAAGCGATTTTATTGAGTCTGCGGTGTGATTTTGCATACCTTGGAAGATAATCCGCCCGGATCCGCGCCTAGATTTGATGACCGCGTCTTGAACCTCAAAGAACTCACCCGCGTTCAGCTCTTCGATCTTGAGTTCAAGCAGTCGTTTGACAGATTGATTCAGGGACTTTTGAATTTCACGAACGCAAACCGATGACTGATTCGGGTTCATGATGTGCTCTTCGATCAGCATCTCAGCGAACATATGCGACTTGCCTGAGCCTCGACCGCCAAACGCGGCCTTGTACCGGCAGGGTTCAAACAAAGGCAGCGCCCACTCGGGCGTCTGGATTTCCAGCGTTTTATTTTTTAACGATGACACGCTCAATCCTCTGGATGCTCACTGGTGCCTGTTCATCACCAGATAACTCAAGCTTGTCGCCGTACTTCTTGGGTGCCATTTTGGATAATAACCACTTGCGGGTATCAACCCGTAGCCGCTGCTTCTGGACCATAGCTGAGTCAACCTTGCCCTCGCCGGTCGGAATCATTTCCTCATCCGCTATTTTGATGATGTCATCAGCGATTTTATCGATCATATCGGATCGTGCGCGCGCGTATTGTTCAGATAGATCTTTATCCTGATCCACCCAAGACAAAAAGGTTTGAGCTTTTACGTTTGCGTTCTCAGAGGACTGTCTAAGGCTCAGGCCATTTCTCATGCCGGTCAAGACTTCAGTAATCTTCTGTTGCTTCTCTGCTTTCGGTGTTGCTTTCATGTTCACTCTCTTTTTTTATTTTGGCCTTGCAGTCCTTGATGATCCCTTTGAGGTCGTCAATGGTTAGCTTAGACGGAGGGTGAGGCCCCTCCAGCCATTTTACGTTATCTTCACCGATTCGGTAAATCAACCTCGGTCGGTACTGGTCAATTGCGCCAGATTTGAAATTATTACACTGCGCGCACTGTTTGTGTACGTTTAGTGGTTCAAACCGTAGCTCAGGATGACCACCGGCGGTCTTGTAGTGCCCCGCATGAAATTGACATGGGCCCCGGGTTCCACAAGAAATGCAGGGCTGCTTGTCATCACGAAGCCGAATCCATTGGTTAAACACCTCTTGTGCCTTCTTAACCCAGTAGCTTCGATCTTTATCTCGCACCCGTTTCTTCATCTCCCGGGTCTCGGCCCTTTGTTTCTTGGCCTTGTCTTGGTTCACCAGATCAATCGAACAGGTTAGGCTGCACACCTTCTGAAGCGGTCGCCGGGGTTCGAAGGGTTCCTTGCAGGCTTTGCACTTTTTCATGATTCTAGGTAATCCAAGTACCAATCCGCATCGGTTTCGTTCCAAAATACAAAATCGTCAATGGTCTCGTTCGGCTGCATTGATTTTAAAACAAACCAACGCTTGTATTCTTTCACGCACCAGAGCATTTGATTTTCAGCCATATCCCTGTCGCTGTAAAACCCGTCAATCAGGCCAGAACGAATATCCTCGATGTACCACTCGCTCACCCGAACATCTCGTCTGTGTTGGTCAACACGAACCCTTCGGACTCCAGCCAAAATCTCACCGCGTCTAGCCACTCAACCATTTGTTTTTTGTTGAACGCTGAACTGACCGGGAATTCCATTGGCTCGACCATCAGCTCGCGCTTAACTGGATAAGGCAAAGGTTTAACAATGCGGTCGTATTTTTCCTTGTAACTTTCCGAATCCCGCCGAAGTATCGGCACCCCGAAATGTAACTTAGCGTAGCTCCGGTACTCCCAAGCTTTCATCGATCCCTGTTTCTCAGCATCCCTGAACCATTGCCAGACCATCCGATTCTGCATCGTGGATCGGTCCTTGCCTGCTGGCTTGATGCTGACCTCCATCGCCTGATCAAAGTCCACTTGCTTCAACAGCGTCCAGAGCTTGTCCTTTTCACTGGCATTGTGAATAACAATGTGCAGCTCTTCGGCGGTTAGCCGGTCTGGTAATGGTAAACGTCTGATATTGCTCATGATTATACCTTAATGAAAGTGTGATGGCATTAGTTCTGGCAGATTTACTGGTGCCAGATCCCGACTCTTCTGCTCCCGGGTCCGAAAGAATCCATCGTGCTGTGGGTACTTCCGCATAAATGCTCTGGCGTAAAACGCTCGGTAGTTGTTGTTCAGCTTAAAGCTAGTAACCCCATCGCCACCAGCGTCAATTTCCCAGCGGATCCGTTCAAAAATTGCATTCGACGAGTAGTTCATGAAACCCCGGTTGATCATGTCAAACGTGAATCCGCAGAACAATCGCCAGACATCGGGGTGCTTTCGATTGAACAGGATAACGTCCTGACGCATTTCTTCAAATCGGTCTACCATCCTAGAAGCTCCGCTAAGGCCTTCCTAGCCTCTCCCGGCTCAACCCTTGGAAAGACCTCTGGTTGGACAGAACCCGTCTCACAGACATCGTGGTGGCGCTGAGTGATCGTATATGACCTGCACTTTGGGCAGATCGGCAGACCTTGAGGCGGCTTCTCAGCAGACGCCTGTCCTCTGCACAATTTCTTAAACTCACCAACGGTCGGAGCAAACTTCGGATACTCGTCAACCATGTCGCGTAGAGCCTTCTCGATCTTGACCGGGTCAATGTTCTCGATGTGGGTCCACCAAAGCCGCTTGGCGGTTGTTTCATCTTGGTCCCTCAAGAAGTTTGGATATGTCACCTTCATCATCCCAAACACCTTGTTGATCAGGTTCAGTTTGAATGAATCCGATTGCCCAGTCGGTGTTCGTTGCGAGTTGTAGTGCTGTGGGTTCATGCTTTTCTTCCTTTGCTGAATAAACTGTTTTCCAAGATTGTGCGTTTGCTTCTTCAAGCATTGCAGTTGCGTCTTGACCCTCACGGACCAATTTTTCAATTCTGTTGACCAAAGTGTTGATCGCTCGTTCTGAGTTATTGCACTTGAGCTTCCGTCTTGTTCCTAAATATTCAATCCAGAGCGCCTTATCAACCCCCAGAC